ACTGTTAACTGATCTAGCTGCACTCCTGCTTTACGCAAGAAGTTATAACGATCACGTACTGTATCTATCTTTTCTAAAAATCTATTAACAATAGCTTCAGTACCACCGCCATCACGCTTGCCTAACTGTAGGTCAGATATAGCAACAAAGAAACTAGCTTTAGGTTTTGTTACTTTAGGTTTAGCTTTACGCTTGTAAGTCTGGATCCACTTAGATATACGATCATAATCTTCTTTGTCTAGTGCATGTTCTTTGTACACAATCTGTGCTTTGTATGCCCATGCTTGTTGCACGTCTCCTTTGCCCATATTCATATCCCACGTGCTTACACGGATAGTGTCATTAAGAATAGAATACTTGTCAGGATCGAATCCCCAAGATTGTAAAAGATCATTAAACTCTGGACTAGCGTTGTCCATAGGTCTTGTAGTTATAGTTCCAGTCTTAGTTTTGTAATCAAAAGTAACGCCTGGTTCCCAACCATTAGGGTGGGATTCTACATCTTTAGTTTCGTTGTGTGCTACGTCCTGTTGGGTTGCAGTAAGTTTACTTACCTGCGAGTTGTTTTTTTGCATACTCTTTTAGTACTACTATTACTGATCCACCACCTGCAATTGCTGCAGCTTGGATTGCTGTAATGTCTAAGTCGAGTGCAGGACCTACAAGTAAAGCAGAACCAAATGCTTCAATGAATGTCCATACAACTTTTTCGATAAGTGCTTTGAGTTCATCACTCATATTATCTCCAGTCTATATTATTGGTCTTCCCTTTAGTTTAGCGTCAATTCGTGTCACTTTTTCGTGAATAGAATCCAACGTTTTACTATCGGAACTTTGTTCTGGTGCGGCAGCACCATCTAAATTTATCTTACTTACTTCTAATGTAACTGGTTTACCTTGTAGTAATACTTTTGCAACCTGGTCATACATTTTTTTGTACGCTTTTTGTGATGATCCAATAAATCCGTCTTTGCTTACATCTAACACTTGCTGTGTAGATCCTGTAAGCACACAACCTTTGGTATCTTCATCAGTATTCCCTCCATGAAATAAAATCCATTGAAAATTAGGTACGTCTTTTATTTCTAACATACCGTAGTGTGAATTTTGATAACGCTTAGAATAATTATTGTGAAAGCCACCTTCTTTTCTAAACTTTATAGGATATGTACCTTCAGGTATACAGGTTTCACCATATACTTTGGTTACTTGATATTGGTCTTCAAGTGTATAACACTCAAACTTACCGTTGATAAACAACATTCCATTGGTTGCGTCAATTCCAAATTCATGTCTAACTAATTGTATCTTCATTTAGACTCCTTGTTTACATCATTATAGTCTAAACAATCAGGATTTGTACAGAATAATTTATAAGGTTTTATCTGTACGCCAAGTGGTTCTCCACATTTAGGACAAGATACTTTCAAAATATACTATCTGCTAGCTGCCCACATGTTGTCGATCATATTAGGATACTTACGATTGTTTGCTTTAGCTCTAGCTTTTGCTTTAGCTTTTTGTGAAGGTGTAAGTTTTTTAGATTTTCCTAGATCTTTGGGACGTGGTTTGTCCCATACTGGTTTACTTTTTGCCATACTATATTATACCTACTTCATTTTTTTAATTCTCTTAGAAGAGTATCTTTTTTTCTTACCTTTTTTATCGTATGGCATTATCTGCTCACTTTCTTTTTCGGTTGATCGTCTTTATCTTTACGTAGTCCTATAGTTAACAACCATAAAACTATACTTATTATTATAGCAACTCCAACTATGTCCTTAGCTGTGCCAGTTAATGTTAGCCATGCTATAAAAAAACCTAGCAAAGTAAATGTTTGTGCTATTGTCTCTTTAATTATCTCTGATAACCAATTAAAAAATTTCTTTATGTATTTCATATTCTACGTCTCATTCTAACTGGTGCGACTTGCACACTAGCCACAATTTGCGAAGCTATGATAACTGGTACTACAACCTCTTGTGCTTTTTCTTTTTGATCGTTAGTCATATCGTTACCAATAGCACCTAGATCTATCTCTTGTATATTTATATCTACAAAAGATCCTATTGGATCTGCTAGAAATTGTTCTGTCTGTACCTCTGTTACTACGTCAGCAAGTGTGTAATTCTCTACGTCTTTATTCTCTACAGCTTTAGCTACGTATACTTCTACTGCTTCTGCAACTGCTTCATCTTTTTCTACAGCTGCAGCAATGATCTCTACGTCAGCTGCTTCTACTTGTAATACTTTTGCAACTACTTCTACTTGTTCTTCTGTTAGTTCTTGTACATCAGCAATAGCTTCTTCAACAACAGCTTGCACAACTTCCTGTATTTCTTTTGTAGCTTTATCAAGATTTTGTACACCAATGTCATTTACTTCTTCAAGGACTTCGACAACTTCTTCTTCGGTAAGGTCCTGTACATATCCTTGTATTGCTTCTTGTTTAGATTCTTCATTAGTCTCCTCTGTTATTGGTAGATTCACAATCTTTTCTATTTGTGCAATCTCTATCTCTACTTCTTCTTCAGTAAGCTCTATGGGTTCTTTAATCGGTGCTTCAAGTATCTCTCTGTCGATATCCTCTTCAATAATTTCCTGTATTGGCTCATCCAAAACTTCCTTGACATTCTCTTTAACTTCTTCATCTTTAATCTCCTCTATTTCATCTTGTATTGGTATCTCATCCACGATTTCGGTAACAATATCTTCCAAATCAAATTCAATAATCTCGAACTCAATAGGGAGTTCTTCAAACTCCACAACTTCTTCTTCAATAACTTCCTCTTTAGGTGTGTCGAGTAAAGGATCATCATTCTTAGGAAGGATGTCATCCACATCTTCTTTAATTTCTTCTTCAATTATTACCTCTTCCTTAATTATATCTTCTTCTTCTATAATCTCAATGTCTTCTTCAGGTATAGGTATGTCACAATCACCACGCTCTATCTGTGCGTTAGTCATAAAGCAACCATATTCTTTTTCATTATCAACACGCTCTTGGTCACGCTCTATAGTGCCATCATTGACATCTGCTTGTGTATAGGTCTTATCAACACCTTCTACTTTTACATCAACAATAATTTCTTGTGGTGTTGGTGGTGGAGGTGGAGGTGGTATGTAAGGTTCTGGTTCAGGTTCTGGCTCAGGTTCTGGCTCAGGTTCTGGCTTTGGAGGTACAGTTGTAGTAGGAGTAGAACCATAGTCACAATCAATACTTACAATAGAAGTCCACTCTGAATAACTTTGATCTGTGTCATTATCAGATCGGACTTTTGCATAAAACGTATCTGCTGTTGTACCAAATACATTTTCTCTATAGCTAGCAGTAAAAACATAACTCTTATAAGACAATGCTTCTTCCCAACCAGTACTGTTAGCTACTGCATAATTAGTTTCTACAAAGTTATCATTACTAAATGCTATAGCGTATCGTTCAGGTGGACTATCTTCAAAACCATCACTCTCTTGCCATGTAACAGTTATGTCACCTTTAGTTGTGTCTCCATCACTATCACAAGCAATAGATATATCGTATGGTGTTTGTGTAGGTACGTGATTTGCCAATACAGGAAAAGGAATTATTAAGAACGCAACAATACATAAGCGAACAAGTGTATTAAATTTGTGTAGCACGGAACTTACTTAGTTCCGCAACAACCACCACCGCAGCATGGATCTGCCATTATATTTCTCTCCCATTCATATCATTATGTGTCTTGCTATCTAAAATACCAAATGCTTGATTGACTTCCTCGATTGTAAGTTTGCCATCATTGAGATATTTTCTAGCAAGTATTTCTAGTACATTAGCTACACCTAATAGACCTGCAAGTAATGATGATTGTATAACATCAATACCTACAAGTGATCCTGCACCTATAACACTTAATGCTTGTGCTATAAATACAGCAATCATGCGTTTAGATATATTCCAATATAAAGAGTAACCTTGCATAGGTTACATTATACTATTAAGGAAAGCTGCGCTGCTCGTAATTGCAACAAGCCAACCTAAAATCTCCTGACGTGTTGGTGATTTATTTATTTTTTCATGGAGTTCGTCAATGCGCTTATTAGCAATATCAACTTCTTCTTTAATTAATTGCAAGTATTCCTTCGTTGTGAAGCCGTTACCGTTAGACATTATGGAAGATCATCCTCATTAACCTTCACCATTTAATGAATAAAAATGTTTTGTTTTATTTACAAATAAAGTAGTGCTTGGTCCTGGTACAGTGCTGCTAATAGTAAAGTAAGAACTGTTGTAATAAATCATATCAAATAAACTTAAAGATCCAACAGCACCACCTGCGTCAGGTAATAAATCTATATCCTCATCTATAGGTAAACCTATACTATCTATTAATAAAGATCCGCCCTCTTTTAACATAATTAACATTGACATGTAATTATTGTACCAGACTAGCTATGTTTATTGATTAAATTTATCAGGATAAGTTTTATAATTAACCCTAGCTGTTTGTGCTTTTAACAATTCTATTTGATTGTCTTTATATTCTTTTTCTGTGCCATTACGTATTGTTAAATCTATTTTTTCTTTTTCTCTTTTGTAAGGTATGACTTGAATTAATGGCGTTCCTGCTTCTAATATAAATTCTTTTTGTTGTATGCTAAATGGAAAAGTAATGTAGCCCCATTTGTCTGCTTCTACTAAACCTTCTAATAGTCTTATTTCTTTTCTAAAATGATAAAACGGATCTACGTACAAAAGATTGTATCCTTCTGGAACTATTATTTTATAAGGACTTTCTAATTTTAAAATAGATTTGTTCATACGTCCTAAATCTGCAAGACCAACGTCCATACCTTTAACCTGTTTTTCAAAATGAGAACCAAAGAAATTATAGTTTAATGCTTTATTAGTAGTCATACCGTAGTATGTTTGCAATGGATTACCTTCATCATCATACTCATGTCCCATATACATTTTTCCCCACAAAGGTATAATTATTCCTTCTGTCATTAAGTCTTGTATAGCAGGACATTTCTTAGCAGTAAAAGCATTCTCTGTCCATACGTCATGGAACTCCTCTAAAAATGAAGCCATTTCATTTCCTAATTTCATTTCTTTAAACCATTCTGGTATAAATCTATTTGCATGCTGCGGTGGATAAGCAGCAATTAAATCTTCAAATTGTTTGTATCTCGGTATAATTTCTATCTTCATGTTTTTATATAGTAACTAGGTATTTTCATTTCTCCAACTAAAGTATTTGTATACATATCATCATCTCTTAATCCATAGTAATCTTTGCAAAAGTAATTATCTTGCAAATAACGTTGACTTTCAACATTCCATAAACCATTATCTAATATTAATTTACATTGATCATTACTATATTTATGTGCCATTTTAATAAGAGATAATCTAGTAATAAACTGTGGATCGTTATCTATAAATATATAATCTACTTTTTTCATTTCTTCTTTATATACTTTATCTTTTAAAGTAAGGAGTTTATATTCTACATTTTTGTACTTAGGTAATTTATCTTGATACTCTTTATTGTTATCGTATGAAATAACCTTTTTAAAATTTTTAGAAAACAATTCTGTAGATAAACCTGCACCAAATTCTAGGATTGTTTTATTTTTTGTGTCAGCTTTATTTATATATTGTACAAAAGAATTAATCAACATTACGTGAATAACCTGATTTAAATTTATTGACTACTTTGTAATGTCCTTTACGAATTTTTCTACCTAATTTTGGAGTTATCTTTTTAAATTCATAATTAAAAGTTTCCCTTTTGTAAGGCACTACATAACATAGCGGCGTTCCTTGTTTAATTAATATTTCATCTTGATCAGATGTATAAAATATTTGCACTGACAATTCATGTAATTTATCTGTATGGACTATACCGTAGTTTGCTTCCCAATCTTTATTAAAACTAAAAACCATAGGAATGTATCTAAGACTATACCCTTTAGGTGTAATACAAAACCAATTAGTATTTATATTTACCGTTGCTCTTATATTTGTTCCAGTAGGTATGTGATCTAAAAATTGTTTTGGATCATGTGTTCTAATTATAAATTCATCATTAGAAGGATTCATTTGAAATTCACCATTATGAAAAAACAAATGTATATCACAAGGTGCTACTAACACATAACCTTCTCTAAAAACTTCTACAAAACTTGGACAATGCCTAGCACCTTTATAGTTTGGAACTATTTTAGAAACAAAACCATATTTGTTTGGAATAGGTAAATCCATTGGCATTTTAGTAAACCATTCAGGAATAAAATTTTTAGCTGGTTGTGGTTTTGTAAACTCTATATCGTCATAACCTGTACTATCAGTAGTAAATATTATTTTTTTATTCACAGTATTATTATAACTAGATATGAAAAATTTGCACATACAAATATTAGGCAACGGTTTACCATCGCATTTGTCTTTAGTAAAATTTTATAAAAATAATAAAATAAATTGGGATTATGTTGAAAGCAATTTTGAATTACCTATGTCATCTACACTAGATCTTATACCATTTTTAAAAGAAGGAATAAATTTTGATTGGTCAGATTTAAATTTAATTAACGGTAGTTTAAAAACTGGAGTTCAAAAAAGAAATTACAATAACAAAGTATTTAATTCTAATTTTCACGCACCCTACGTTGCTTTACACTTTGATACTTTAAGTATGTGTAAATATTTGTACGATCAATGTGGATATACAAAAACAAAAAAGTCAGATATTATTATTAATACAAGCAAACCAGAAACATTTGAAACGTATAAATTATTAAATCATGTACCAACTAATTGTGGTGTTGGTTATAAAATAAAAGAAAAACATAACATAACACATACAACAATAGAAGCTGTTGAACACGGTTGGTTGCAAACAATACCAACAAAAGATTATATTTATGTTTATTATATATTTAATTCTGATTTAAATACACCACAAGAAATAGCGAACTCATTACCATTGCGTAATTATAATTATCAAGTTATTAATTTTTCTAGTTACTATTATCAAGATCCATTTTTAGATCAAGAATTAAAATTAGGTCTTAATTCTTTTTTTATAGAACCATTTGACGCTACATCTATATCTGGAAACATAAGGTTGTTAGATCTATACACAGAAATAAAAAATAATTTTATTAAAAAAGAAGAGGGATTGTATTTATATTATGATTACATTAAAGAAGCAATGGAAGTATTAATGTTGCATTATGTATCTGATGTACCCTACAAAAGTAAATTCTGGCAAGAAGCAAAAGATAAAGCAGTTGATTACTTAACAAACACTGGTGTAAAAAAAAGAGATGTAAGTAATTTTTATACTAAAGAAGGATACAATAAGTTATATAAAAATTTAAATGTTTTTAATTATATTCAATAATTTCTGTATAATTTCTTGCTTCATTAGAAGTAGGTTGTGCATATCCGTCTGAAGCACTACGTATTGTTGTAGCGTCCTCTAAATGCACGTGTGCTTTTCTATCACCTGCTGCTGAAGTTGATGAAGCTGATTGATATAAAACTGTTTTATTAACATCTACTGCTGATATAGTATTTGTTCTATTGTATGTGTTATTAGATTGTGCAAGAAATTGTTTTGATACAATAGCACCTCTACCATGTCCCATAAATCTACCCATTAGTAATACTCCATTACATATACTGTCATACTTCCTCCTCCTAAACTGTTGTAATTATTTCCAGAAAAATTTACATTAGTACTTGTTGTTAATTGACATACTGGTGAGTTGCTTTCTCGTCTGTTGTTACCGTCTTGTGCGGTGTCATATAAAACTGTATTAGCCATGTCAACAGCAGCTATAGTTACATTAGTATTTGTTGCATTACTTGCAGCAGATATAACTTGTCTGCTTTTAATAACACCACTGCTCATTCGTCTACCCATTAGTAATACTCCACAACTTGTACTGACGCTTTATTCCACCTTCTATTTGAATTGTTAATACCTACTCTTTGTATTTGTAAATTTGTTGAACTGTCTAACTTTGCACCCATTTGCGGTGAACTTTGAAAATTATAATAATAGTTTTCCCATGCAGAAATACCACGAGTATGACCATTGCTAGAGTTATGAACTAACACTGTTTGTTCTGTATTTACAGCAGATATTGTTTGATTAATTAAAGTTGAACCTGATGTAGCACTATTTTGATATACAATTCTTTGTATAGATTTAATTGTACTTTGAGGTCTAGTTCTACCCATTACATCATCTCCACTACTTGATAACCTACCCATTGTTTTTCGCTTTGACCAAAGCTAGATATTCTATAAGCTATTCGTATAGTAGTTTCATCTTGTAAAGTTACTTTAGCTTGTGGTGCAGGATATACACGATTATCAGTAACACCGCCACCTTCGGTAGTAACTGGATAATTCATAGCTTCGTTAACTACCATATATGTTTTATTAACGTCAACTGGTTCTATTGTTCTATCAATATTTTGTTGTGCTGTTGAACCATTTGCGTGGTCATTAGCACCATCACCATATTGACCTCTTTGTATAGATTTTATACCTGCAACAGGTGCGACATTCACTCCGTATCTGCCCATTGCTACTCCGTAATTTCTATAGTGCCAGTAATATTTCCATCATCATCATAGGTATTGCCATACAAAACACCTTCAAACCAAAAATAATCATTGCCTTGTGCGTCTTGTCCTGGACTTGTCCACACACCGTCAATTAATTTTTTTCCAATTAGATCCTCATCAAATTCATCAATTTCTACATGATCAGTTAGGTTTGAAAATAATTGCTCTACACCGTCAACAACTTGTATTAAGTCTGATGTTACTTGCTTTACAGCAAAGCACACTTCATGTTCATCTTTAACTGCAAAGAATTTCATTAGGCAGTACTTTCCTCAATACCCCAAACGTTTGTAACAGTTCCTGCTGTAGCGTTAACTGATATAAAAGAACCTGCGTCCAGAACAATATTAGTTCTTTCTAATACGTTTTTACCGCTTAAACTTAAAACTTCTATTTTATGTTCAGTTCCTAATGTTGCGCCAGAAGGTGCTACATAAACTGTAACGTCATCTGCTGTCGTAGTTGTATTGACTATGTTTAAGTTAACTACAGACAATGTGTCAGCAGGTGCAGTATATACTGTACCGTCTGTATCATCACCGTCTCGTCTTGCCAATAATCCGCTAGCCATTAATATTCTCCAATCTTATATCATTACTATAACACATAATTTTTTATGTTATCCATTTAATGCAAAGAACAACTTGCTAGAATTTAAACTTACTGGTGTAGCAATCTGACTTGTGTAAACTTTTTTAACTTGTAATGCGTCAGCGTCATAAACTAAAACAAAGTCTGCTGATCCGTCTATAGTTATACCTGTTCCATCATTAGCGCCATTTATATCAACAGAAATTGTAGGATTGGTGTAATCAATTCCATTTCCACCAACTAAAGTAGGTGTCGCATTATCTACGTAACTTTTATTTGCTGCGTCTCCATTAGCTGTAGGTGTTGTAAGATTTGTGATTTTATTATTATTAGCGTTTAAATCTGCTGCTAACTTAGGTGTACCTGCGTCTCCTGAAGCATAACTTACATCTACTACTTGACCTAATGCGTCAAAAATATCTTCAAATACTTGTTGTACAGGCACCATACGAACTTTTGAGTTTTGTGGATGTGATAAACCTGAAGCTGCTGCAGATCCTGTAAGGTATCTATTATCTGTTGTAGTTGTGTTTAATTGTGTAGCTGTAAATGTTCCATCAAAAAATACATACTCTCTTTGTGTAGCACTGTCTGGTTCAATAACTAAATAACATGGACTTGTTAATCCAGATGTAGAAGCTACTGTTGCTGTAGTATCACTAGCACCAAACGTACTTGACAATGTAGTTTCAAATGCGTTACGTGTAAATGTTTCTGCTGCTTTTCTTGTATCTGCCATATTCTAAATTCTCCTTGTCAGTATATCACACACCATATTGGTGTATTCCTAATCTTCCAATACCAAGTGCGCCTAATGAAGAGATCTCACCAGTACCTGCTGCTTGTCTCTGACCTCTTACTTGTATTGTACAAAACACCATAGTAGATCCTAACTTAGTAATTTCTTGTACAGGTAA